GTGTTGCATCGATTCCGCTTAAAGTTCGCACTCGCGCAGATGGTGCTCGCGTTGAATCTCCTCCAAAGGTAATTAACCAACCAGATCCACGCGTTCCAGGATTCGCGACGTATGCTTGGCTTGCAGAAGATTTATTGCTATACGGATATGGCTACATGCGCATTCTTGAGATTTATGCGGACACATATCGCATTCGCAGTGCAGAACGCATTGATCCAACACGCGTCACAATTAAAACTAATGCGCAAGGAACAGAGATTGATTATTACTGCGTAGATTCAATTCCAGTGCCATACGAAGGCGTTGGAAGCCTTGCAGTCTTTTACGGCGTCGATGAGGGCATTCTCAATCGCGCAGGTCGCACAATTAAAGCCGGTGCAGAGTTAGAACGCGCTGCAACTATGTACGCACGCGAGCCAGTGCCAACGATGGTCTTAAAATCTAACGGCACTGCACTTCCAGCAGATCGCATCGCAAAGCTTCTAGAATCTTGGGGGCAATCACGTCGCAATCGTTCAACTGCATTCTTGAACGCTGATGTGGAATTGCAGACACTCGGATTTGACCCAGAGAAGCTGCAACTCAATCAAGCTAGATCTTACGTTGCAACAGAATTGGCCAGGGTCACAGGTATTCCGGCTTACTACGTCGATGCAGAATCCGGATCTAGTATGACTTATTCAAACGCAACTTTGGCGCGTCAATCTTTGCTGGACTTTTCTTTGCGTCCAATTATGACTGCCATTGAAGAGCGTCTCTCAATGACTGGAATGGCTAATGATTTCGTGCCAGCATCACAGGAAGTCAAGTTCGATCTAGATGATTACTTGCGCGGATCAGCCAAAGAGCGCGCAGACGTTTACAAGATTCTCTACGACATCGGAGCTCTTACTTCCGATGAAATCCGACTAGAAGAGGAAATGATCCGATGAAAGAATCAAAGCCAACTCCGATGAATCTTGACTTTTCAATCAAGGTCACGGCGACTGACTTTCCAAAGCGCGAAATCTCTGGACGCATTGTCACATGGAATGAAGAAGGATCTACATCAGCCGGCTCAACTATGTTCAAGCCTGGCTCAATTACTTTTAGCGATACTACAAAATTATTACTTGAGCATCGACGTGAATCTCCAATCGGATTTCTTAAAAGCTACAAAGTCACCGATGACGGTATCGATGCGACATTCGCTATCGGTAACACAACTGCCGGCAACGATTCTCTGGTCGAGGCATCGTCTGGATTGCGCGATGGATTTAGTGTCGGCGTTCTGGCTGAAAAGTATAAGAACGTCGATGGCGTTTTAGTTATTAGCGCGAGCGCGCTTAAAGAAGTCTCACTCGTTACAGATCCAGCCATCGCCAGCGCGAAGGTTGCAGTCGCAGCTAGTGAGCCAGAAGATTCTGAATCCGTCGTGGAAACAGAAGAACAAACTACCGAAGGAGAAAACGAAGTGGAAACAACTCCAACCGTCACAGAAGCACCAGCCGAAACGGTTGAGGCTTCCAAAGTCGTACAGGCCGAGGCAACTCGTCCGCTCTATTTCACATCACCACGATCACCAATCACAACTGGTGGCGCATATCTTGAGCACACAATCAAGGCAGGACTTGGCAACGAAGATTCTCGTCAGTATGTAAAAGCAGCTGACGATTCATTCACAACAAATCCAGCGTTCTCACCAGTTTCATACGTTCGCGATGTAGCAACTAACACAAACGCAGATCGTCCAGTCATTGAAGCTTGCGGTGGAACACGTCCACTTAATAGCTACGGAATGACAGTTTCAATTCCTAAAATTACGGCTAACAGTACGGCCGCGACAGTGGCCGAAGGAGGAGATCCAACTGGAACTACAGCGATCACTTCAGCTTACGTCAATGCAACAGTAATCAAGAAGGCTGGATTCCAGCGTTACTCAGTAGAATTGCTAGATCGTTCAGATCCATCATTCTATGAAATTATGCTTCAAAATCTTCGCGATGCGTATGCTCAGGCAACTGATGCTTATGTAATTGCTCAAATCACTGCTGGTGGAACACAGGCAACTGCAACTGCTGCTGATTCAGCCGGATTGATTTCATTCGTATCAACAGAAGCACCAGCTGCTTACACTGCAACAAAGCGCACTGCTAAGTCATTCGTTTCAGGTACTTCAATCTGGACTACGCTTCTCGGCGCAACCGATACAACTGGGCGTCCAATTTACAATGCTGGAAATCCTATGAACAATGCTGGATCTGCAATTCCAACATCTATTCGCGGAAACGTACTTGGACTCGATTACTACGTTGATCCAAATATGGTTTCAACATCAATCGATGAATCAGCATTCATCATCGAGCCACGTTCAATCGAAATCTTTGAATCTCCTGCTTTAACGCTGGCCACTAATGTGCCAACAACTGGAGAAATTGAAATCATGCTTTATGGTTACATCGCAGCGCAAGCAACCTTCGCAGGTGGCCTACGTCGCTTTAACCTAACCTAAGCAAACTAATCATGGGCTAGGTGCGCTCCCGTATCTAGCCCAGCAGCTCACGAAAGGACACAGAGATGCCAGCAATCATTACAGTCGCAAGTCTGCGGCAGGTTCTTGGCGTCTCTGTGTCTCTTTATTCAGATGCCTATCTTGAAGGCATTATTGATTCAGCCGAGCAGGTAATTCTGCCGCTATTGACTGCCAATCAAAACTCAGTCGCCGCCGTTTATCTTCAAAATAATGTCGCCTATTACATAACTCAAAAGCCGAATACATTCGTTGCCGGTCAAAGTGTTGTGGTCACAGGTTGCGTTCCAGCTACATTCAACGGAACACTGACAGTCACTTCAAATTATTATGATCCATTTCCTTACTTACCTTTCGCATATCCGGCTCCTTATTTCTACTTTACGGCAGCTATAACAAATAGTGATATTACATTCCGTCCAGTCATTCCTGGCGGCGTAGTTTATCTATCTGGGGCAGACGCGGCCACGCTCTATCAAAATACCGACGCCGTCGAACAGGCGGTCACCATCGTAAGCGTTGAGATTTTTCAGAGCGTGGTCGCTCCAGGTGGTCAGATTGAAGGCGTGGATTTTACGCCGTCGCCATATCGAATGGGTCGATCACTGCAAAATCGCGTCATAGGTTTATTAGGTAATTACATCGACGTCTCAACGATGGCCATGTGATGCCTACGCCAACAACTATTGCAACTAACGTCAGAGGCACTCTTGCCACTGCTCTTGCTGGCGTCGTTGCTTCTGTGTATAGCTCTCCACCAGAAGCAGTCATTCCTCCGGCTTGCGTAATCGTTCCAGATTCGCCTTATTTAGAAACGACAACAATCGGCAAATCGCAGGTACGCGTGAAAATCAATTTCGTGGTTACTGCGGCCGTTGCCTATAACAACACGGCCGGAGCACTCGACAATCTTGAGCAGCTTGTTATCAGCATCATGGCAGCTATGCCAGCAGGTTACGAAGTCGGAGACGTTCAACGTCCGACTATTCAACAGGTCGGCGCGACCAATCTACTAGTGGCGGATCTCTCGGTCAGCACTTACTACACACAACAGACAATATAAGGAGCAAAAAATGCCAACAACAATCGTCACGGCGAGAGACCTAGTTTTAACAATCGCCACAGTGAACTATGACGCACAAACAACGGCCGCAACGCTAGTCAATGCGCCGGTAATTACGACTTATCAAACACTCGATGGAAAAGCCTATAAGCACATCGATGATCAGTGGACGCTCAACCTTGAGCTTCTTGCAGACTGGGGCGTTGCATCATCACTTTTCGAAGCGATGTGGACTGCTGCTGATACTGCTCCAAATACAACTTTGGCCGTGTCATTTACTGCGGTTACTGGCGCAGTCTTTACATGCAACGTCTATCCAGTATTTCCTTCCGTTGGCGGCACTGCTCCAGAAGCACAAACAGATTCTTGGGCTATGTTAGTCGATGGCAAGCCAGCCGATACATTCAGTTAATCAATAGAAACGGGAGCACAGAATGAGACTACCAATCACAATCGAATATACATCAGGCGAGTTCGGCACTTACACTGCACAACCGCCAGAGTGGGCTAAGTGGGAACAAAAGACAGGCAGCACAATTTCGCAGGCGCAAGAGAAGATTGGAATCTCTGATCTTCTCTTCCTTGCGTGGAATGCGATGAAACGTGAAGCCGGTGGCAAGCCAATCAAAGGCTATGAAATCTGGTGTGAAACAGTGGCCGACGTGACAGTCGGTGACGTTCTCCCAAAAGTTACGCCGCCGGAAGCGTAAATCGAATCCTGGTGGAGTTAGCCATAGCCACAGGAATACCGATGAGCGAATGGACGACGGCGGAGCAGATCTATACGGCTTTCGAGATACTGGAGAAACAAAGTGAGCGACAACGTTGAGATTGCCTATGACAAGGCAGACCTTCGTCGCATTACTGCCGCATTCAAGGCGATGGATACAGAAGCTACTGATGCAGCTAAAAGAGAATCGTCAGCTCTTGCAGAGTTCGCTCAAGGCAAGATTCAGCAAAAGGCGACCAGTCGAGGCAAGGCCGCCGACAGAATTGCCAGTGGCTCCCGTGTGTCGAAATCTTCCAAGATTGGCGAATTGTCTTTCGGCTTCGTAAGTCAAAAGTTTTCAGGCGGAGCAACGACAAAGGATCTCTGGGGCGGTACAGAGTTCGGATCTAACAAGTTTAAGCAATTTCCAGTCTGGTCAGGCCAATCCACAAAAGGCTCTGGTTCTAAGGGCTGGTTTATTTATCCGACACTCCGCGAAATCCAGCCAGACATCATTGACAAGTGGGAAAATGCTTTCGACCGAATCTTGAAGGAGTGGTAAATGGCCGGACAATCGCGCACACTCAAGCTCTCGATTCTTGCTGATGTAGATCAACTCAAGAAATCACTGGCGCAAGCTAATGGAGACGTGGACAACTCATCCTCAAAGATGGGCGAGTTTAGTAAGAAGGCAGGACTAGCATTCGCAGCCGCCGGAGCTGCTGCTGGAGCCTATGCCATCAAGCTTGCAGTCGATGGAGTTAAAGCTGCGATCGAAGATGAAGCTGCTCAGATTCGCCTTGCTACTGCGTTAAAGAATGCCACTGGTGCAACTAATGAAATGATTGCATCGGTAGAGAAACAAATCCTTAAGACATCTTTAGCCACTGGCGTCGCAGACGACAAACTTCGTCCAGCTTTGCAAAGATTGTCACTCTCGACTAACGACGTTACAAAGGCTCAGGATCTTCTTAATCTTGCCCTTGACATCTCTCAAGCCACTGGCAAGGGCTTGGATTCTGTAGCTAATGCACTCGGTAAAGCCTACGACGGCAACACGGCAGCTCTAGGCAAGTTAGGCATCGGACTATCTTCGGCAGAGCTTAAAGCTATGTCATTCGAAGAGACGCAGACAAGGCTTTCAGATCTCTTTGGTGGGGCGGCAGCAGCTAACGCAGAAACATTCGCCGGACGCTTGCAGATCCTTAAAGTAACATTCGATGAAGCCAAAGAATCAGTCGGTGCAAAACTTCTGCCAATTATTCAGCAGCTTGTCGAGTTCGTGGTCAATCAAGTCGTTCCGGCACTTGGAAAGTTCGCTGATTTCTTTAAGCCAATCACTGACGCAATAAATAACAACAAAGAAACCTTCTCAGAGTTTATTGGATTTATTCAGAAGTATGTCGTGCCGGTTCTGGTCACAGTCTTAGGCGGAGCGTTCAAAGTAGTCGGCGAGATTGCTGGCGGCGTTATCAATGTCATCGGTGCGGTCATCAAAGGCTTGAACGGATTGATTGCCGGAGCCGTTGCTGGAATCAATGCTCTGATTCGTGTCTATAACTCAATTCCATTCTTGCCTAACGTTTCACAGATTTCAGCTCCACAAGTTAGCGTTCCCACAGTCACAATTCCAAAGACGACTACTGCAACACCTAGCATTCCTACAATCTCGGTTCCTAGTGTGTCCGCTTCGACTGGAACAGGATCTACAACTACTTCGGGCGGAGGAGTCTCATCAGCCGCATCGGGCGCGGTTCGCGTAGGCGGAGGCTTTACAGACTCACAGAATGCGGCTCGTTTAGCTGCTATGGGCGGAGGAGGATTTACGGATTCTCAGAACGCCGCGCGCATTAATGTGACAGTAAATGGCGCAATCGATGCCGAAGGCACTGCTCGCACAATCGTGAACGTGCTCAATGATTCCTTCTACCGTGGCACTGGCGGAGCCGGCGCACTTCAGGCCGTCTAATGACACAGTGGGCTCCAGAGTGGAAAGTCTTAATTGCAGGCATTGAATACACTGACGTCGTTCTAGCCAATCTTTCAATTACATCAGGGCGCACGAATATCTACACGCAGGCGCAAGCCGGCTATTGCACAATCAATCTCATCAATCTTAATCTTGGAGCTATTACTGCTCAAATCAATGACGCGGTTTCAATTCAAGTCAAGGACACTGCTGGCGCATTCGTTCCAATCTTCGGCGGAAGCGTCGTGGACGTAGCCGTGACAGTTTCACAGACTGGCTCAGTGGCAATCACTCAGGAAGTTACAATCACCGCTCTAGGAGCCCTCTCAAGGCTCCAGAAGGCCTTAACTCTGGGCGTCTTGTCTAAGGATTTCGACGGCGACCAGATTTATACAATCCTAGAGGATTTACTCGTCAATAACTGGTCAGAAGTTCCAGCAGCTCTTACGTGGGCGAATTACACTCCAGCAACTACAACATGGGCTACTGCTGAAAATACTGGACTCGGAGAGATAGATCGTCCAGGCAATTATGAGCTGGCCAATCGCGGATCTAATCAGACAATTACTTGGAATCTAGTGGCCGACCTTGCAACTTCTGGACTTGGTTATTTATACGAGGACGCGTCCGGACTTATCTCCTATGCTGATTCGACACATCGTTCAATCTATCTAGCGACTTACGGCTATACAGATTTAGACGCTAATCAAGCTCTAGGCCGTGGAATTAAGATTCAGACTAAGGCCGGAGATATTCGCAACGATGTCTCCATCGTCTGGAAGTCTGGAACAGAGACGGCTACCGATGCAGCTTCAATCGCACTCTATGGAAAATTAGCGCAACAGATTACGACTTCGCTAGAGCACGCAGCCGACGCAAGCGACCAAGCCGATTTCTATTTGACCCTAAGAGCTCAGCCACAGGCATTTCTTGAATCCATCACCTTTGCATTGACAAATCCAGAAGTCGATGATGCAGATCGTGACGCTCTTATCAACGTGTTTATGGGTCAGCCGATTTCACTAGCTAATCTTCCGGCCAATATGCAATCCGGAAACTTCTTGGGCTTCGTTGAGGGCTGGCGATTCCAGGCTTCTTACAATGAACTCGCAGTGACTCTTCTTGTCTCGCCACTGCCATTCTCACTCCAGGCGATGGAATGGCAAGATGTAAGTGTCGCCGAAACTTTTAACACACTCAGTCCTACACTTGACTATGCAGACGCATTAGTCGTGAACTAAGGAAAGGAAACTCCCATCGCAAATCCAACTACGAACTTCGGCTGGGTCATGCCGACGAGCGCTAGTCTCGTAACAAATCTCCCAGCAGACTTCAATACATTCGGACAGGCCGTCGATACATCTATGGCTGAATTAAAAGGTGGCACAACTGGTCAAATTTTGTCCAAGACAAGTGCAACCGACATGGACTTCACATGGATCACAAATGACGTCGGTGACATAACTGCCGTGACTGCTGGCACAGGAATCTCTGGCGGCGGTACATCAGGAGCAGTTACAATCACAAACGACATGGCAACAACAATCACGGCAGCAGGTGACATTGTTGTCGGTACAGGATCAGGCACTTACGATAACCTGCCTATTGGCACTACTGCCCAGGTATTAACGGCAGATACAACAGTTAGCCCATATAAAGTAAAATGGGCTACGCCTGCAAGTAGTAGCCCAAAGATTGCTAGATTGACAAAAACTGCAAGTCAATCAGTCACAAGTTCAACATATACAAACATTACTTGGGACAGCGAATTGATTGATACCAGTTCTTTTCACGACAATGTGACCAATAATCAAAGAATTACAGTTCCAACGGCAGGCTATTACAAGTTTTTTATTCAACTTGAATATGCTGCAAACGGCACAGGCGAGAGAGATATTTTCTATTTATTAAATGCCACATCAGGCTCAGGCACTATTGTGTATAAAGGCCCTGGTTCATCAGTAGATAATTTTTCACATCAAACCACTTTTATTCTTAATCTTGCAGCAAATGATTTTGTTATTGCTCAAACTTATCAAACTTCAGGCGGTGCATTAAATATCGTCAATCAATGCAGTTTTTTCCAAGTTGATTATTTAGGAGCATAAATGAACTTATATGAAGTTATTTCTGAAACTTATCCAGAATTGAAGTTAGAAGATTTTAAGGATTCTGTTATTCGTCTTGAAGATG